TGGAAATATCAATGTCAATGCGGTTATATCTCTTGTTGATGCTAAATCAAGACCACCAAAACAATCCCTTTTCTTCATTGATTCCAAATCTATTTCACCTAGATCGCATGAATCCCAAACATCTTGATTTATCCATTTAGTTTCATTTGCAGTCCAAATATTTAAATGTAATCTTTTGAATGTGTTTTCATAAGATGCTATTTGTTTTGCTTTGTTAAATTGCTGAACGAAATAATCTTTTTTTATTATACTACCAAAGGCAGGGTTTGCCTTTTTCCATGTTTCTTCTTTGGTCCAATCATCTTCTTTATCAGCAGCAAATATAACTCCTAAAAATGATTCATCTTTTATTGCACCGCTAATAACTTTCTGTGCATAATCATGAACTTCATAACAAATAGATTCTTTGTCATATCCTGCGGTTGTTATACAAATTGTTAATGGTTGTTTTCTAGCACCAGTTGATGTTGTTAAGACATCAAATAATTCTCTGTTCTGTTGTGCATGGAGTTCATCAAAAATAATTGCACTACAATTGAATCCATGTTTAGTATTTGCATCTGCGGAAATAGCTTTGTAATAACTATTTTTTTTTTCTAGGGTAATTGAGTTTCTAAAAACTTTTCCACGCTTTGATAATTCTTTATTATTTAGAACTTGATTTTTTGCAATATCGAAAACAATTCCTGCTTGTTGTCTGTCAGCCGCAGCACTAATAACTTCAGCACCTAATTCACCATCAGCATAAAGCATATACAATGCAAGTCCTGCACACAATGTTGATTTTCCATTCTTTCTTGGAATCTCAATATAACAAGTTCTAAATTTTCTTGTTCCATCTTTTCTTTTCCAACCAAACAAAGGTTCAATAATTTTTTCCTTTTGCCAATCTTCCAGAATAAATGGTTGCCCTGCTAACTCACCTTTACAATGTGTTATGTATTTTTCTATAAATTGAACCGCCCTGTCAGCAGATTTTTCATCAAAATAATAATCCATTATTCAAAAAAATTATGTTCATCTTTTATTTCTGTTGGTTGTGGTGCATTGATTTTGGTTCTAGCTGATGGGGTGAATCCAAATTGGGTTGCTAATTTAATTGCATCTTGCAATGCTTGTTTGCTAACTGTAACCAAAGGAACAATTTGTGAATGCTTAACCCTTCCATCTTCATCACGATATATTTGAATCCTACCTGTTTCATGCAAAACTTTTTCTGTTTCTATGTGCAAAGCCATTGCATTGCAATATGCTTCAACTAAAGCTAAGTCAACTTCATGTAACATTTGTAAATTAAACAATTCATTTGTTACTAAAATCCATTGTTGCTTACCTGTTTTGGTTAACCAACTTGGTGGCTTTGGTGGTTGTTCAACTTTTGC